TATTGTACTTATTATACAGACTTTTGTCAGTTTGTTTCAAATACATATTTCTAAGTGTATGGCATAAGCCATATTTAATCTAAAAACAATTCAAACAGTATGACAGTTAACGACGCAATTAGCAAACTAAGAGTAATGCTTGGTGCTGCTACTGAAGAAGTTAAGGAAGTTAACATGGAATCTTACGACGACGACAAGAAAAAGAAGAAAGTCGAAATGGCAGAAGCTACTCTTGTTGATGGAACTGAGGTGTACGCTGAAGGCGAAATACAACCAGGAGCAATCCTATTTGTAAGAGCTGGAGAAGGTGCAGACGAAGACCCATTCGCGCCAGAAGGTAAACATGAAACGACTAGCGGTTTATTAATCACTGTAGGTGAATCTGGAGAGATTACAAATGTAGAAGATAAAGGCTCAGAAGAGACTGTATCTGAAGCAGAAGAAACTTTCGAAGAGGAAGAAGAAGTAATCGTAAAAGAAAAAGACTTTGACGTAGAAGGTATGCTAGAAGGCATTGCTACTATGTTAGAACCTTACAGAGACGAGATTAAAGAACTAAAGGAAGAGCTTTCTGTTCTAACTTCTAGATTTAACGAGGTTGCTGACGAACCAGCAGCTAAAAAGGTAAGAAATACCTTCTCACAAGAGAAAATTAACAAACAATCTACAGCTGAAGCAAGATTCGAAAGACTTGTTGCTTTAAGACAAAACAGTAGAAAGTAAAACCAAAACACAATTAAAAACAAAACACAATTATTATGGCATTTGATTTAACAGCCCTAAGCACGTATACAGACGAAACGTCAATGGATTTAATTGCAAAGGCAGTATTAGAAACTGACCTTATGTCTTATGTAGACTTAAGATCTGGTCTTTCTGCTGGTACAGTAGCAATTAACTTAATGGACGGCGACTTAAACGTAGCTGACTTAGCTTGTGGATGGAATCCTTCAGGCGATGTAAACTTCTCTCAGGTAGACATTACTATCAGAGACAAGCAAGTAAAAATGGACTTATGTCCAGAAGACCTAAGACAATACTGGTTAAGCCAGAGAATGTCTGCGGCAGCAAACCAAGAATCAGTTCCTTTCGAGGAAGTAATCGCTGATTACTATGTAAAAAGAATTTCTAAGTACAACGAAGCTTACTTAATCGACGGCGACGGTACTGGAACAGGTATCAAAGACCAAGTAACTGCAGCTAACGGTGCAAACCTATCTGCTAACGCAGCTCAGTTTACTTTATCTAATGCAGTAGAACAAGCATTAAATATCTTTGACGCTATCGGAGATGCATCTAAAGATAGAGATGACTTAATCATGATTATGTCACCAGCTAACTTTAACATCTTAAGAAGAGCATTAGTTGCACAAAACTATTACCACTATGACCAAGGCGACGGTAGATCTTTCGAATTACCAGGTGCTAACATCACAGTTGTAAAAACTTCAGGCCTTGTAGGTTCTGACTATGTATGTGCTGGTCCTTCTTCAATGATCGTTGCAGGTACAGGATTAGAAGACGATATGTCAACAGTACAATTCTTCTTTGACAAAGGACAAGACGTTGTCAAGTTCATTGCAAAATGGAGATTAGGTGTTGCAGTATCGCAAGTAGACCAATTCGGAACGAACGACTTGGCGTAATTTAACCTTTAAAAAAACAAAAAGAAAACTATGGCATGTTCAAATTTAACAGCAGGATTTACTTTAGATTGTAACGACTCTAATGGTGGTATTGACAAAATCTTTATCGCTAACGGACCAGTTGAATCTGTTACAGAATCCAACGGAACTATTACAGCAATTACTGTAGGTGGTTCTGCTTTGACGCCTAGTGACTTCTTTGATTTTGAGGTTCCACGCCAAACTAGTTCATTCACTGAAACTATCAATGTATCTCAAGAGAATGGTACAGTATTTTATGACCAAGCTCTTACAATGATATTCAACAAAATGGAAGCAGCTAAAAGAGACCAGATTTTATTAATGGCTCAAGCTACTGACATGGTTGTAGTATTTAAAGATAACAACAACAAGTATTTCTCTGTTGGTGTTGAAAGAGGTGCATTCATGACAGCAGGTAGTTCTGTCTCAGGAACTGCTTACGGTGATAGAAACGGGTACGAACTTACAATTTCAGGTATGGAGGAAGACCCTTCATTCGAAGTTACAGGCTCAATCGTAGAAGCATAATCTACGTCTATATAATTCACTCAGGAAAAAGGGCTCTTATGAGCCCTTTTTTTTATGATTACAACTCTAGTCGTTTTTATATTTCTAAGTAGAAACACAGTTAATACAATATGACGACAACAATAGACGGCTCCACTGCAACTTTCTACATAAATAATCCAGGTACAATCACTGGTGATTTTAGTTTAAAGTCACAATACTCACAAGAGGTGATTTACACTACATCAAGCTACACTATACCTGTAAACAATGCAAGATACGCACAGCTTAACGTTACATTCCCTTCTGATTTTAAAGATAAACACGCTAACGGATATTACACGTGGTCTGTCGGTAGTTATTCTGATATTGTAAAGATAATTACACAGCCTGGAGGCGGCACAGGAAAAGTCGAATACATATCTAGTAACGAAGATAGAGACGCTGAAGTATTTTATCGTCCTAATTATTAAATAGAAATATGAGAAACACAAACCCAGAAGGATTATACTCTATAAAAGGTAGCAAGTTTGAAGCATTAGACTTGCCTGTAATCCAAGAACAAAGAGGCAAAGACTACATCAAGTTTGGTAAAGACAACTTATTTCCACAACAACTGATAGAACTGTATGATAGTTCTGCGATGAACCATACATGTATCGATGCAATTAAAGACGGTATTTTTGGCGAAGGTATTGTAGAATACGGTCAAGAATACGTAAACACAGAAGGAGAGAACATAGATGACATCTTTCAGAAGTTAGCACTAGACTACACACTATTCGGTGGCTATGCGCTAAATGTAATATGGAATAAAGAAGGCACGAGAATCGCAGAAGTGTATCACCTGCCTTTTGCAAATGTAAGAAGTGGCAAGCCAGATGAAGAGGATAGAGTACACAGCTACTACTATAGTTCTGACTGGCGACAAATAAGAAAGTATAAACCAGTAGAATATAAGTGTTTTGATGCGACAGATAATAAGAATGATAATGCAAGTCAGATATACTATTGCAAAGACTATAACCCAGGACAAGAAATATATCCTCTACCTGCTTATATTGGTGGCGTTAATGATATACAACTTGATGCTCGTGTTTCAAGGTTTCACAACGCAAACATAAGTAACGGACTTGCGCCTTCTATGTTCGTACAATTTAGAAACGGAATCCCCAACCCAGAAGAACGTAGGGATATTTACAGAGAAATAGAAGACACATTTAGTGGAGAGGAGAATGCGGGTAGATTCTTCTTGGCCTTTTCTGAGCCAGGAAAAGAGTTGCAGGTCACCCCTATAGAAAATGCAAACGACGATTATTACCTAACTCTAGAACAACGTATCACGTCACGTATTTTGACAGCACACCGCATTACCTCGCCACTTTTATTAGGTATTAAAGACGGAGCTGGTTTTAGCTCTAACGCGGATGAAATCATTACATCTTACTCACATTTCCAGAATACTGTAGTAAGACCAAAACAAACTAAAATTCTTAACACTTACGGTTATATCTTAAAGCTTGCAGGCTTTAACGTAAAACTAGAAGTAGAACCAGTGCCAATGATTATCGGAACAGAAGCTGATGACCCTGCACTACAAGAAGACATAACAAACATAGCAGACGTATAATATGAGCCAAACAGCATTACTAGTCAGTGAGCAAAGAATGAAGCAGTGGACTCAGTTAGATGACAATGTCAGACTAAATGAGATTACGCCACATATCTTACAAGCTCAAGACATATATTTACAAAACGTGTTAGGTACAAAACTGTATGACAGACTAAAAGCAGGAGTTATTGCAGCTAACCTAACAGCAGACGAAGAGACATTACTTAAGGACTACGTAGGACCTACTCTAATGCAGTATGCCTTATATCTAATGTTACCAAGCATTAAGTATAAGATAGCTAACCAGGGTATCTTAAATGGCACGTCTGAAGAGACTAGCCCTACAACTCTAGATGAACTAAAGTACATTAGACAAAACACGTTAGATACTGCAGAGTTTTACTCTAAAAGACTAACTAAATACTTTTTAGATAATCCTAATCTATTCCCAGAGTATCAGAATCCTGGTACAGACGGTATGATGCCAGATAAACGTAATCCTTACTTTAGTGGCCTTGTAACAGGTAGAGCAAATTTGACATATTATGAAGAGAAATACGGCGAGTGCACAGACTGTGGTCCTTCCACGACAGTCCACGGCAACTAAAAAGAACATAAATAAACTTAGAGTAGCGTTGACAAAACTAAACAACTCTAAGTAAAAATATATTTCTAAGTAGATGGATATATTATCAGTAACAAAAGACTACGTAGTGTGTGCCAGTAACGGTGCAGTGACTGCTCCAAACAACGGTTCTTGGATTAGTGCATACGCAATACATTTAGGTGCAACTACAATTGTCAATGGCTCATGGCTACAGACTCTGTGTGTACAATTAGGTGTTACACAGCCAGTTAACAACTCGTGGGTTATTGCACTGGCAAACTATTATAGTATCACACAACCTGTAAACGGTTCATGGTGGTACGCTATCGCAGATGATGCTTGTAACGGAACGCCGCAAGTACCATTTGTATGGAATACAAACACAAATAATTGGGAGGCTGAGACAAGAACTTGGTCACTAACGTAAATAATTAAAACAAGAATATGGCTGCATTAACAGGAAATTCAATAGACTCAAGTTATCAGGGTCTAATAAAAACAACGGATAACGGAGCTATCTCTGGTACTGCTAAAGCTGTAACAGACGGTTTAGGCAATGCTACTAACATAGAGATTAGCAACACAGCTACTAACTTTGTTAGCGGTACTGTAGATTTTACAGGTTCTACTGTAAGTGGTTTACCTACTAGCTCTGCTGGTATGGTGTCAGGTACAGGTACTGATTCTATTAAGTCAGCTGACGCATTAACAACAAATGCACCTACATCTTCAGGTAACGGTACAATTGCTATCGGTAATGGTGCTAACGCATCAGGTGCTAACGGTTCTATCGCGATTGGTGAAGGAGCCTTAGCAGACGGAGACAGATCAATTGCAATCGGAGAAGGTTCTGGTTTCTTAACAGGTGTAGAATCAAGAGGTGTATGTGTCGGTTACAACACTGGTTTTGGTGGTGGTACTGATATTGTTAGTATAGGTTACAACTCTACTGCAAAAGCTAACGGTGCTATCTCATTAGGTGATAGTGCAAGAGTAGATGACTCAGGTGCAACAGATGCAATCGCAATCGGTAACTTAACAACAGTTACTACTGCTGCGCCAGGAGCTGTAAACATTAACACAGGTACACTAACTGCAGGTATAGAGAATACAGTTGCTGTAAAAGCACTAGCAACTCTAACAGACTCTACGCCAACTGCAGGTGGTATTATCATGAAAGATGCTGGTGGTACAGACAGAAGAATTAACATTGACTCATCAGGTGCTTTACAAATTGACTCTAACGCTGTAGGCGGTGGAGGTTCTGCAGGCCTTGTTGCAGGTACAGGTACTTCATCTATGAGATCGGCAGACGCGTTAACTTCTGCAGACCCAAGTTCTGCAGCTGGTAACGAGACTGTAGCATTAGGTTTTGGAGCAACTGCTGACGGTAACAGAACTGTAGCTATCGGTATTGTTGCAACAGATAACTCTAATCAGAGATGTACAGCAATCGGTAACTCTGCAGCTTGTAGCGGTGAAGAAGCTACTGCAGTAGGTACAGGTTCTGGTGCAACAACAAGCGCAACTGCCTTAGGTAGAAACTCAGATGCTGCAGGTGAAGGCAGTGTAGCTATCGGTAATACTGCTAGCGCACAAGGTCTAAAAGCAATCGGTATCGGTCAAACATCAAATGCAGCAGGTAGTGGTTCTGTTGTTGTAGGTGATAACGCATCTGCAACAAGACAAGAATCTGTAGCAATCGGACAGAATGCACAAGCAAACGGTTCTGGTTCAGAAGGTAGTATTGCTATCGGTCACGGTTCTATCGCATCATCTAACAGAGGTATTGCGATCGGTATTAACGGTACAACTAACTCATCAGAAGGTATTGTAATCGGTGACGATGTAGATATTTCTGGTTCTGACAGATCTGTAGGTATTGGTAACTCTATTACGCTATCAGGTGGTAATGACAAAGTTGCTATCGGTACTTCAGCTGCAGTTTCAGGACAAAGAGGTTTAGCATTCGGACAGAACGCTAGTGCAACTGCAAACGAAGCTATCGCAATAGGTTACAACGTAACAGGCGGTAGAGCACAAACTCTAGCAGTTAGACAAGTAGAAGCAGTAGATGCAGGTAAAGGTATTGTAGTTACATCGCCAGACGGTAACACTACTTTAGGTATCGGTATCGATAACTCTGGTAACATTGTAACTTACACTCCGTAATAAGAAACAAAACGGAAAGTAGATATATAAAGTATAATTGTTGGTAACTTGCATTTATTATTCATAGTTTTTATTTAGGCCATAAAACAACAGTTTATTTTATTTTTATTGCGAGAGGGATCCATTCGGGTCCCTCTTTCCTTTTATAGCAATCCGCCTTTTTTCTGAAACTTTAGCGATATATAATGTATAACATTAAATATAAAATAGACACATGGACGAATATCATAGCGAAAGATGGGAACACTTCGCGACAACTAAAACAGGCGGTATGCACGTTAAACATAACAGAGAACGCTACTGGCACATCTCTGACCATGGCCGAGTAAAAGTAACTAACAACTATAATCACGAGATTAGATGGCCATCTATTAGCCTTACAGGCGGTCATCCTAATAGTAGATATGCTGCTATTAGTAAAAACGATTTACAAAGTAAATACGTACATAGACTAGTAGCCATGAATTTTTGCCATAATCCTTTTGGCGAACTAAGTAGAAAGATTACAGTAGACCACATAGATGGCGATAAAATGAATAATCATTATACAAATCTAGAATGGGTTACTAACAAAGAGAATAACTTTAGAGCTAGAGCTC